AACAACTACACGTCAGACTAACTTACTGGTAAACCAAGACTGGACCCAGATTTACCAGACTTTCCAGCAAGCTGATTTCACCAGCTACGACTTTGAAACTCTACGCAAGACCATGATTGACTACTTGCGTAACTACTATCCTGAAGACTTCAATGACTTCACAGAGTCTAGCGAATACATCGCCTTAATTGATCTTATCGCCTTTTTGGGTCAAAGTCTAGCATTCCGCACCGACATGAATGCTCGTGAAAACTTCTTTGACACAGCAGAACGCCGCGATAGTATTCTCAAGTTGGCACGCCTAATCAGCTACAATCCAAGTCGTAACATCAGTGCCAGCGGTTTCTTGAAAATTGACAGCCTAAATACCACAGAAAATCTCTTTGACAGCAACGGGCTAAACCTCAGCAACCTATTGATTAGCTGGAACGATGCTGCTAACCCAGACTGGCAAGAACAGTTTACCACTATTCTAAATGCTGCATTGATCAGCAACCAAGTTGTTGGTAAACCTGGCAACACCAACACAATCAACGGTATTCTCAATGAAGAATACAGTATCAACTTGACCCCTGGCGTTATTCCTCGTCAGAGTTTTACTGCCATTGTTGAAAATAGCAGTATGAATTTTGAAGCAGTCAGCGCTACCAGCGTTGGACAAAACTACATCTATGAACCTGCTCCTACACCTAGCGGCAAATTCAACATCCTGTATCGCAACGATAACTTAGGCAACAATAGTATCAATACTGGCTATTTTGTCTACTTTAAGCAGGGCACACTAGCAACACAAGATTTTAACCTAGATCAAAGTTTGCCAAACCGTGTGGTCAACGTAAACTACAACAGCATCAATAATAACGATGTATGGCTATATCAATTGGATACCAAGGGCGTTCCAACTACATTCTGGCCATCCGTACCTGCAATCGCTGGTATCAACGTTATCTACAATCAAAGCAGCAACCGCAATCTATATCAAATCAACAGTCGCAGCAATGACCAAATTGATCTAGTATTTGGCGACGGCAGCTTTGCCAACGTGCCCAACGGTATTTTCCGCTTGTACTATAGAACCAGCAATGGATATACCTACAAGATCACACCTGATGAAATTCAAAGTGTTACATTGAGTTTCCCATACGTTAGTCGTACCAACAGCGTTGAAACACTGACCATGACTGTGAGCTTAAACTATACAGTGTCAAATAGTCAACCACGTGAAACCATTGACGATATTCGTACCAAGGCTCCTGCTAACTACTACACACAAAACCGTATGATCACAGGCGAAGACTACAGCCTGTTCCCATACACTAACTTTAGCACAATCTTAAAAGTCAAAGCAGTTAACCGTCAAAGCAGCGGTACAAGTCGCTTCTTGGATGTGCTTGATGTAACTAGCAAGTACAGTAGTACAAATATTTTTGCCGCAGATGGTATCTTGTACAGTCAAGCACCTACTACCAGCAATACATTTAGCTTTGTAACTGCAACTGACATTTACCAAGTTATCTACAACACAGTTGCACCACTGATTGCAAGCAAGCCTTTGCTGCAATTCTACTATGCCAACTATCCACGCTATACTCCACCTAGCCCAACCAATTGGAGTCGTAGTAGTGCATCCAGCGACAGCAGTACTGGCTATTTTGTCAACGGCAGCAACATTGTACAACAAATTGGCCTTGGTGTAAGCAACAACTTAAAGTATATCACAACTGGTGCTATGGTGCGTTTTAACGCAGGCACCGGCAAATACTTTGATGCACAAAATCAAATTCAAACTGGTACAGCAACATACCCTAGCGAAAACAATTATCTATGGGTCAGTGTTGTAAGTGCCAACGCAGGATACAGCGTACAGTTGAGCAGAAACATTCCCAGTGGAGCAGTAGCAGACACAATTATTCCTGTGTACAAAAATGCGCTACCTACTGGACCGCTAACAGCCCAAGCTGTTCGTCTACTGCAAAGCTATCAAAACATTGGCTTGACCTATAACAGCACAACACAAAGCTGGCAAATCATATTGCCAAAAGATTTAAATCTTGGCGCATTTAGTCTTGCACATCAAGGCGATACTACAGGTACAGGACTAGACAGCAGTTGGCTAGTGGCATTTACCTACAACGGTATCAACTACAACATCGCACACCGCGGTCTAGAATATGTATTCCAAAGTGCAGGCGAAACACGTTTCTACTTTGATCCAGATGTAAAAACATTTGACAGTAAGACTGGCTTGACCATCAATGATCAAATCAACGTACTAAAAACCAATACACAACCCGACAGCGCAAATCCAATTGGCGAAGATCAAACATGGTATATCTACGACAACGTAGTTGATCCCGACGGTTATGTTGACAATACACAGGTCTTGGTAACATTCCCAATGGCTAACAATGATGGCATTCCTGATGATCCTGACTTGTTTACCAACATTGTAGCACCTACTGTAAACCCTGCCAAGAAGTATGTATTCTTCCAACAGGTCAACAGTGGAGCTGACAATTTCTTAACCACAGCACCAGTTGATAATACAACCATTGTAACAGCCTATGCAACACAGGCAGCAATCACTGCCGCTTGGAACTTGTATTTGAATGGACAGGTATTCTACGCAACCAGCGAAAACAAATTCTATCAACTCAACATCAGCACCAGCAATGTTCGCTCATTGACAGTGTTGACTAATTATGTTGCTGAAATAGGTCGTCAAAGCCTACAGTTCCAATATCGTCACAGCAGTCCTAACGATCGTCGTATTGATCCAGCGCCAAACAACATCATGGATCTCTACATCTTGACAACACAGTACAGCAAAGATTACTTGGCCTGGATTCAAGATACAACTGGTACAGTAGTAGAACCCAGCTTGCCTACAAACGATGAATTGAAAACTGAGTACGGCACTGGGTCAAACAGTCTTGAAAACTACAAAGCACTGAGTGACACTATTGTCTATAACCCAGGCAAGTACAAACCACTGTTTGGTGCAAAAGCAGATGCAAACCTGCAGGCAACATTCAAAGTTGTTAAAAACCCTAACGTTAATGTAAGCGATAATGATATCAAGAGCGGAGTTATTTCTGCACTCAATACCTTTTTTGATTCTTCAAACTGGGACTTTGGGGACACATTCTACTTCAGTGAACTCAGCACATATCTACACAATCAACTGGCCCCTAACGTTTCAAGTATCATCATTGTACCTAACAGTGTTGATATAGCTTTTGGCGGACTAATGCAGATCAATAGCAACCCTAACGAAATCATGGTAAGTGCAGCCACAGCAGATAACATACAAATTATCAGCGCAATTACAGCAGCACAAATTAATCAGACCCTAGCAGGATTGGGAATTGTAATCTAATATGGCACAAATACAAACAGCAAATTTTTTACCAGAAGTATTTAGAACTGACGCTAACCAGAAGTTTTTAAATGCTACACTAGATCAACTAGTAACCCAACCTGACTTGAGAAATATCAATGGCTATGTTGGACGTAAATTTGCCCCTACGTTTAAAAGCACTGACAACTATGTTCCAGAGCCTAGCAAGACACGTCAAAACTATCAACTTGAGCCCAGTGTTGTTGTTAAAAACAAGATAACTGGTACTACTGATTTCTTCAGCAGCTATATTGATCTGCTAAATCAAGTTGCCTACTCTGGCGGTATTACCAACAACCAAACACGCCTGTTTGCCAACGAAAGCTACAGTTACGATGGCTTGTTTGACTTTGATAAGTTTGTCAACTTCAACCAGTACTACTGGTTAGAGAACGGCCCTGATGCAGTATTGGTTTATGGTAGCCAAGTACCAACAGCTGAAACATTTACAGTAATACGTGATACATCCACAGGAACCTATAGATTTGCCAATAGTCAAGGTGTAGAAAATCCTGTAGTACGTCTTGCTTATGGTGGCACATATCAGTTTGTTGTTGATCAACCTGGATACCCATTCTGGATTCAAACCAGCCCTGGCACCAGCGGAACCAAAGACAATCAAACAAACTTGACTGGACGTGATGTTTTAGGGGTAACTAACAACGGTACAGACGTTGGTACTGTTACATTTAAAGTTCCACAACCTACTGCACAAGACTTTTATGTACGTATGCCACTAGCCGGTAGTGCTGATCTCAGTACTGCATTGAGTTATACACAAGTACAGGGTCAACGTCTAAGCACAATCGTAGGTGCAGGTGAAAACGGATTTGATGGAGTTAGCGCTGTCAATCAAATCAATTTGAAAGCATTGATTTTTGTCAACACAGACCTTGACGACATCAAATGGACGGTGAATGGAACAACTGTTCCGGTAGCTCAACGCCGCAACGCCTGGCAAATTACACTGAGCAATGATGCTGATCCCGTTGTTACATTGAATCCGTTGTTGCAGTCATTTACCATTGGCGCATTACAAAAAGTGTTTGTCAAAGGTGGTCAAACTCGTTCTGAATATACCTACTATCTGAACAGCGATTACTTGCTGCTGAACTTGTTCAAGTTGATTCCTGACATCACAGCACCCTTGTCTACACTCTATTATCAAGATGGAGTAGGATCTAGCTATGTTGGACAAATCAGTTTACTAGACCCAACAGATACTACAATTAACATAGAAAATGACATTGTTGGAGCAAAAAATTACAAAAGCCCCAACGGTGTTGTATTTACAAACGGCCTAAAAGTCACATTTGATGGTAGCGCAATGCCCAGCAGCTATGCAGGCAATACCTATTATGTTGAAGGTGTTGGTACTGCAATTAAATTGTTGCCTGTAACAAACTATCTAGTACCAGAAAGTTACGCAGCCAACGGTCTCGCAGCACAAGATTACATTACAATTAATCGAGCCAGCATAGATCTAAACCCTTGGACACGCAGCAACCGTTGGTTCCACATTGACGTGATCAACGCAACAGCAGCCTACAATGGTGTAACACCTCTGCTGGATCAAAACCTACGTGCTAACCGTCCAATCATTGAATTTGAAGACAATCTACAACTGTACAATTTTGGCCGTGTTGCTAAAAATCCAATTGATATCTTGGACTTTACTATCACAGATAGTCGCAGCGTAGTTGAACTACAGCCCAACGGTTATCAGATATCTGTAAATGGTGTGTTGACTACTCTTACACAGGGTATGAGAATCGTGTTTGCAAACGACTTTGATCCTACTGTTCGTGATCAAATCTTTGTGGTCAATATTGTAAATGTGCCAACGCTTGGCGGTAGCATTATTAATTTAGTTCCCGCAAGCGATAGCATAGTACTGGCCAACAATAATCTAGTGGTACTAGAAGGTGCAACTACCAATGGCGCAGTCTACTATGAATACTGGTACAACGGCAGCAACTGGATACCAGCACAGCAAAAAACTCAAGTAAATCAAACTCCCATGTTTGATGTAGTTGACAACAACGGTGTAAGCATTGGCACCTATAGTGATTCTACATTTGCTAGTACCAAGAACAATGTTGGTACAGTAGTAGGCGGGACTCCAATCTTTAGTTACAGCGTTGGCACAGGTGTTAATGATCCTGTGTTGGGATTCCCACTCAGCTATAGAAACTTTAACCAAATTGGTGACATACAGTTTACCAACAACTTTGACACTGATATGTTCAGTTACACTGACGGCAGTGGGGTCAGCGTTGCTGGAGCAAACATCAACACAGTTGGTACACTACAACAAAATGTCAGCTTGACTGTCTACGATCTACGCAACAGTTGGACCACAACTGTAGAAGAAACCAAACAGTTTCAAGTTATTAGTGGTGTTTACGATGGTGAAAATCCCTACTTTAAAATTGATATAACACAGGATGTTGCGGTTACTGTGCCCTACTTCCGTGTCTATAAAAATGCGCTACAAATCACTGGTTGGGAATTGATCACAGTTGGTACTATTGACTACGTCTATGTAACTGACAGCACACTAACCACCGGCGACGAGATCAGTATTTTAATCTACAATAGCACTACTCCAAGCAATTTGGGCTATTACGAAGTTCCTAAGAACTTGGATTTCAACAGTCAAAATGCCAACTTCAGTAGCCTAACACTGGGTCAACTACGCAATCACGTTAGCACAATAGTTGCCAACAGCAATCAAGTCATTGGCAATTTCCCTGGCGACAGCAATCTACGAGATTTAAACATCAAAGCACAAGGCGGCAGTATTCTACAACATGCCAGCCCTGTACTCTACAGCGAGCTATTCCTAGTTGACGAAGATACTAACTTCTTAAACGGGCTGAATCTAGCACGTCATGAATACAGCAAATTTAAGAATAAAATCCTTGAACTCAGTACTAGAACCCCAGGACTAGATTATACCAATATTCCTGTGCTACTTGATACACTGTTGAAAACTATCAATGCAGTTAAGAACAAATCGTTTGCTTGGTACTATAGCGACATGGTACCCTACGGTGATATTAAAAATACAATCACCTATACTGTGCTCAGCAGCGAAATTGTTGACTATGAAATCAGCAACATTTTCAGCGATACTACATTAAGCAATCAAGCAGTACTGGTTTACAAAAATAACGTACAGTTGGTCAAAGGCATAGACTATGTATTTGACACTAATCGTTCTGGAGTTACTTTCTTAACTCCGTTGGCGATTGACGACGTGATTACCATCAACGAGTACAGCAACACTGACGGTAATTACATTCCTGAAACTCCAAGTAAACTGGGTCTATATCCCAAGTTTACTCCAGAGATCTACTATGATACAACATACACAAATCCTATCTATGTAATACAAGGACATGACGGCAGTATTACTCCTAGTTTTGGTGACTATCGTGACCAGTTGTTATTGGAATTTGAAAAACGTATCTACAACAACATTAAAGTTGACTACACTAAAAACGTATTTGACATTTACAATTTCTTGCCAGGCAAGTTTAGAACTACAGACTATAGCAACAATGAATTCACACAGTTGCTAACTGACAGTTTCTTAACTTGGGTAGGTAGCAATCGTATTGATTATATCACTAATAATACCTTTGTGGCCAGCGAACCATTTACTTGGAACTATGACAAATTTGTTGATTCATTGACCAGCAAACCTCTGCCTGGTTACTGGCGCGGTATCTACAAGTACTTCTATGACACTGATCGTCCTCATACAAATCCTTGGGAAATGGTTGGCTTCAGTGAACAACCAACTTGGTGGGAAGCACGTTACGGATCTGCCCCTTACACCGGCGGCAACATGGTTCTTTGGGACGACATGGCTGCTGGCATTATTTGGAACAATGGTGCACCATATGTTGATGCCCGTTTTATTCGTCCGGGACTACAAAAAGTTATCCCAGTGGACTACACTGGCACTCTGCTACCGCCAAGCGAAGTATTGGTTAAAAACTTTAACAGCAACGATGCCAGCAGCAACTTTAAAATTGGTGACCAAGGTCCCGCAGAAACTGCATGGCGCCGCAGCAGCGATTTTCCGTATGCAATGCAACAGGCCTTGGCATTGAGCCATCCTGCATTCTATTTTGGTAGTTTGATGGACATTGGTCGTTACTACAAGAATACAGCATTGAATCAATATGTGTTGAGCGACACACTACAACGTGTTACACCAACTGCTATCAATATCAACGGTACTACCAACGCAAACTCTACAGTATTACGTGCAGCAGGTTATATTAACTGGATCGCAGAATACCTACGCAATCAAGGTATTGACCCTGGCACTAAATTGTATGAATATCTTGACAATGTAAACATCCAACTTGCTTACAAGATGGCTGCATTTACAGACAGCAGTTTCATACAGGTACTTGCAGAACAAAGCAGCCCAACCAGTACAAATAGTGGGGTAGTGATTCCTAGAGAAAGTTATAGCATTGAGTTATACAAATCAACTCCTACCAAGAGCGTTACCTATAGTGGTGTTATTGTTGAAAAAACAGCCACTGGTTACTCGGTAAGCGGGTTTGATAATGACTCTCCTTATTTTACTATTATTCCCAGCTTGGCCAACAACAGCAGCTACGGAATTCCAGTTCTAAACGATACTGCGGTAATTTATCAAGACTATCAAAAGTATAAAGTCACAGTCCCTTACGGATTTGAATTTACTAATCGTCAGCAGGTAGTTGACTTCTTGGTCAGCTATCAACGTTACCTACGTGGTATTGGTTGTCGCTTTACAGACATAGATCCTGATCTAGGAACACAGCGTGACTGGTTGCTGAGTGTTAAAGAATTTATGACCTGGGCTCAACAGGGCTGGCAAGCCAGCAGTGTATTGGTTCTAAGCCCAATATTGGATAAATTAACTGTGGTTACCAATAGCGGCGTTGTTGACAAAATTCAAAATCAACCAGGACAAAGTCGTGTCATTGATACCAACTATAACTTTATCAAGTATAGTCAGCTAAGTGTTAATCGACTAAGCACTGCCACAGGCAATACATTCAGCGTTAGTGCCAACAATGGACAAACGTTAGCATTAGTTAAATTGTCTGTAGTTGAATACGAACACGTTATGATCTTTGACAACATTGATATTTTCAACGATGTTATCTACGTACCAGAATTGGGCAATAGACAGTATCGACTAAAGCTAGTTGGTAAGAAAACTGGCTCATGGAGCGGTGCAATGAATCCAGCTGGATTTGTGTTCAACAACACCACAGTTGATGCATGGCAACCTGGCACTGACTATTTGATGGGTACACTGGTTACCTACAAAAGCAAAAACTATACAGCACTACAAGATGTTGTAGCATCTTCTATTTTTAATCCTACCAAGTGGGCGCAGGTACCAAGCAACTACATCAAAACAGGACTATTACCTAACTTCAGCTACAATGCTGAAAAGTTCAATCGTTTCAACGATGTAGACAATCCTGAACTACTAGGGGATTTTTACCTATACAGCGATAGCGCAATTGGTTTCCGCCCACGCGACTACATGACAAACTTTGGTATTGATGAAGTCACACAGGCCAAGTTTTATCAAGGATTTATTCGTGAAAAAGGCTCATTGAATTCTATCTATGCGTTTACCGCAGCGGGATTCAATGGTATTACCAGCGATATCAGTATCTATGAAGAATGGGGTATGCGTGTTGGCGAATATGGCGCCTTAAACAATAACCGCAGTATTGATCTAGTGTTGACCGAAGGTACCTTCAATGGTGATCCAGTTACATTTACACTATTACCCAACAACGGATCTAGCGTAAGCAGTGTCATTGGTGTACAACCCAATCAGCTATACAAAACTGAAGGTCCTTACACACCTAACATCTATTTGAATAGAGATGCAAGCAGTATCTATGAAAATGATATTCAAACTGCCGGCTATGTAAACATCAATGACATAACAACCACTGTATTTGATATCAGTACACTAAGCAACCTAGGCGAACTAAGTGCCAACGTTTATTCTTATGGTATTGGATCAACTATTTGGACAGCGTCTGACATTACAGGAAACTGGAATGTTTACCGCGTGACAGAAACTGACAACACAGTTAACACCATTAAGTACAGTATTGACAACATTGGTACTGTTACAACAAACAATCCTCATAACTTGTCATTCAACGACAACATTATGATCCGCGGATTTGATTCTCGCGTTGACGGATTCTATCGTGTGTACAATGTGGTCAATGCCTACACATTCAGCAT